GGTTACTAGATGGAAAGTCTACAGATAACATACAAGTCACAGCCACCATAGGTGACCTTGTGACTAAGGCAAACTCAAGAATAGAGGTTGAGATTCCAGTTGAGGCAAATATAATAGATGTCCCACCTACTACCAAACTTATATAAATAACAGTATGCGTCACACCACATCACATCACTTTCCACTTGAGATTATAAATAAGAGTGTAAAATAAGACTATGATCCTACAAACCATCGACACATCTACTGGAAAGAAGCATCGCCATCTGGTGACCTTCTCTGAGCAGGAGCCTATTGCTACCACTCAAGAAGGACAGCCTATTCCTCGGGTTGAAGGTTTTACCTCTGTTGGCCCTGACGGCCACACTCACCCAGTTTCTTTTGATCCAATGCTTGGAGAGATTGAATTACTTCCTTCTGGAGCAACCATTCACTCCCACGAAGTAGATGAACTACCTGTTGGTGAGGTTGAAGACACCGAACTTGATAAAACAGATGCGGAAGTGGTAAGCTATATCCAAGATCTATACAAAGAAGTGGAAGCTTATGAGAAGGATAGTAGAGTTCAAGGAGATGAATCCTATCGTTTCTATCACGGAGAACAGTGGGACAAAGGTGATAAGTCTAGTCTTGAAGCAGAGGGTCGTGCCGCTCTAACCATTAACGAGATCGCTCCTAAAGTTGACCTAATTACCGGCTTCCAGCGTCAGAATAGAACTGATGTTAGACTATTCCCAATTGAAGAAGGTGATAGTAGAACCGCTTCCATCCTTACCACGGTGATTAAGAATATCACTGACCGTAATAACTTCAATCAGGTGGAAAGTAATGTATTCCTTGACACTGTAGTACCCGGTCGTGGTCTTTATAATGTCTATGTATCGTATGAGAAGGACTTGCTTGGTTCTATCATAGTGGAAAGACTTGGCTGGAAGGATGCTTACCTTGCTCCTCACTCAAATCAGGATCTTACTGACTGTGAATACATTGTTAAGACCAAGATGTTTGCTAAGTCTAAGCTTGTTCGTATGTATCCGGAAAAGAAGGAAGAGATTGAGCAGATGTATGGTCTAGTTGATGCCTTAATTGGGCCTCTTAGTGACCATCCCGGACATCAGTATGACTTCCCAGATAACTTGAATCGTATTTCCCTATCTGACAACTTCGACACGCTTAAGAAGACCATTAAAGTTTACGAATGTTGGTTAAGGGAATATAAAACCGCCTACACCGTTGCTAATATGGATACTGGTTTTGTTAAAGTCTATAACCAACTATCTAATAAGGATATGAAGACTATTGAGAAGATGGGTTTTGAAGTAATCCGCCGCACTTATTGTCAGATGAGGGTAATTAAGATTGCTGGTAATGTACTGCTTAGTAATGAGCTTGAAGATACCGAATACTTCCCCATCATACCTGTTTATGCCAAGACTAGTGATAATGGTTTCTATGGACTTGTTAATCCCGTTAAAGATTGTCAGAGGGAGATTAATAAACGCACTTCCCAATCAATTGACATTATCAACAAGATGAGTTCTTATGGTTACTTCTATGACCAGAACACCTTCCTTGATGTAACCGAAGAGAATAACTTTAGGCGTAACAGTTCTCAACCAGGATTTTGTATTAAAGTTGCTGATCTTGCCAAACAGCCCCAACAGACTCAGGGTATTAAAATGCCAATAGAAGTGGTAAGTGCTTTGGAACTTGCTTCTACTAAAATGAGACAGATACTAAATATCAGTCCTGAAGCTCAAGGATTTGCTCAAAGAGAGATTAGCTCTGTTGCCTTAATTGAAACCCGTAGAAGCACAATGACTGCCTTGGAGTTCTTGTTTGATAATATGGCTCAGGCAAAGAAGCTAATGACTAAGGTAATACTTTCCCACTTGACTAAGGTATACAACGCTGAACGCATCCTACGCATACTTAACAATAAGAATCCTTCCACTCAAAATCAGGCTGATGAAAATGCCATCAATGAGCAGATGGTTGCGGAACTACTTGTTAATGCTGATGTGGATAAGTTTGATGTGGCAATTGATGTAAGTCCTCAGTCTGCCACCATTCGTTCCGCTAACTTTGCTCTTATTCTCCAAATGATGCAGATGGGTATACAGATGGATCCAAGTCTAATCATTGAGCTATCTGATCTACCTGATAAAGATAAGATCCTTGGTAAGCTTAATGAAGTAGCGGAAGCGGCGAGAGCAGATAGTAAGATGAAGTCTGATACGGAGATTAATAAAGTAATCGCTTCTAAGACTGGTGTTGATCCCAGACAAGCAACTTCTCAGGCTGGTTCTCCTCCGATCCCACAAAGTGGGAGCCCTATTGGAGTGGCAGGATAATGAGAAATATAAATACATACGACAGTAAGGGTACAACTGGACTTAACCAGTTCCCGTTTCTATCTTGGCACACCGGAGACGGACCAAGGAAAGGAGGCTACAATGGGTAGAATGAGTAATGGTGGAGATAGCTCCGTTAATTTAACGGCACAGCCAATCCAGACAACTTCAGTACCTGAAGGTGGAGAAACTGGTGGAGAGGGGACGACCCTTGATACAAGTGTTCACACTGAAGGTGGTGAAGCTGGTAATCCTACACCCCCTGTGGTTAGTCCGGAAGTAGAAGCAGTAAAAGCAGAGTTGGCAAAACTTGCGGAACGATACAAGAACGCCGAGCGAAAGATCACTCAACAGGGTGAAGAGCTTAAGTCTTACCGTAAAGCAGTACCGCCTCCTGAGGTCAAGGATAGTAAAGCACAACTCGATGACTTTGTAAAGGATCCGCAGAAGGCTATTATTGCGGAGATTGAACGAAGAGAACAAGAGAAGGCTAACATACTTGCCCAACAGCACGAAGTTTATTCCGCCAATCGGAACATTGTTTACTCTAAGATCCCTAATCTGGACACCCTTAAGGAAACAATTCTGGTACTGGCGAAAGAAGATGGAGTGGAAAACGCTAATATAGCAATGCTTGAGGAGACAATTAACCAAGAGCCGATGCTCGCCATCGCTTATGCTAAAAGAGCGGAGTTGGTAAGTAAGTATGAGAAACAGCTCAAAACAGGGAAGGAGACCCTAACTAAGGTGGCACAAGCATCGAAGAAAGGAGCCCCGATTACTAGTGGTACTGGAACGACCAGCACTAATAGGAGTCTATCCTCCAAGGAAATTCGTGGTCTTAGTAATGCGGAGCTTGATAAGAGACTCGCTGAACTTACCAAGAATGGATAAAACAAACCTCTAATTTTATAAGGAGATACGACTATGGCTACAACTGCTATTTCAACTAACGATCCTGAAGCCAAGAAGCTTTGGAGTGAGAAACTGTTCCGTGATGCTCTCGCTGAGTCCTATATGGCCTCTTTGATGGGTGATGAGAATGCCGCAATTATGGTTAACACTGACCTCGAACGAGGTCGTGGTGATCGTGTGCGTTTCGGCATTTCGATGCGCTTGACTGGTGACGGAGTGGTTGGTAATGAGACGCTTGAGGGTAAGGAAGAGGCTCTGGACACCGCAACTTGCGATGTTGAGCTTGAGCTTTATCGTCACGCAACAAGAGACGACGGCAAGATGACTCGTCAAAGGGCAATGTTTGATGTGTCGAAACAACAGGCTGTCGAGATTAAGGACTGGGCAACGGAGAAGGTTGACAAGCTCGCTACAGCGGCTCTCGTTGATGCTCCTACCAAGATTTTCTACGGCGGGACTGCTACTTCCACCGCTACCTTGGCCTCTGGTGACAAGCTCACCCCTGACCTCGTTAGCAAGGTGGCAAGCTGGGCTCTTACCGGTGGAAATCGTGTCTATGTTCCTTTCCGTCCGGTGAAGGCGATGGGTAACAAGTACCTGATTCTTGTGGTTCCTGAGGATGTTGCCTATGACATTCGCACGAACAGCATCTGGACTCAGGCTCAGAGAGAAGCTCAGGTTCGTGGTGACAGCAATCCGCTGTTCACTGGCGCACTGGGTATCTGGTCGAATGTTATCATCAAGAGCTACATCAATATGCCTCTTCTTAACGGTTGGGGTGCTGGTGCGGATGTTTATGGTGCGAAGTGCGTCCTTATGGGTCAGCAGGCTCTCTGCTGGGCTTGGGGTCAGCGTCCGGAAGTTACAACGAAGATGTTTGACTATGACAACCAGATTGGTAATGCCGTTAGCCTCATCGCTGGCGTCAAGAAACCTAAGTTCGACAGTAAGGACTACGGTTCCTGCGCCATCTATGTTGCTCGTACCAATGTCTCTGGAACCTAATCCAGTTAGATCCTAGTTTTGGGGGAGTACCTATAAAAACTCCCCCTTTACCGCTACAAACAAACCTCTAATTTTAACAAGGAGATACGACTATGGCTAAGACAGTTACTACTTTTACGGATAATGCAGTCGCCTGCAAGAAACTCGGCACCGATGTCGTTGTTTCTCAGGAAACGATTGACTTCAAGCTTCCTTTGGTTGCTTCAGTTGCGACGGATACCGTCAACTTGCTGAAGATACCCGCTGGTAGCTTGGTGAAGAGTGTTGATGTTGTTGTTCTCACCGCCGAAGGTGCCGCTGCCGCAATGGAAGTGGGTTATTCGGGCGATGTGGACTTCTTCATTGACAGCGTTGACTTGAATGCTACCGGTGCGAACCTTCAGATTGCTGCTTCACCTGCTGGTGTTGCTGGTGGTCTCTATTTCGCCGCTGATGGCTTCATTACTGGCACTTTGACTGCTTCCACGACTAATGCCGTGGTTAAGGTCATTGCCACCTACATCGTTAAGGAATAAACGATAAACGGAAGGCTCTAATGGGGGAGGTTGGCTTAGGCTGACTTCCCCACCTTCTAAGATTGAATAAGAAGAACCTTGGATATAATATAAATAGTGGTAAGGGGAGTTCCTAACAGGAGAGAAAAATGCTGGAGATTCTAATAGACGCAAAACAAGTAGCCGTACTTACGGAGAAGATTGTCATTAATTATCAGGGACTCCCTTTTACCCTTTCCGCTAATGGTCTCAGTGGAACAGAAGACGTTAAGATACTGAAATCTGCTGATGGCACAAACTTTGAGTATATGAAGTTGTTTGGATCAACTGTTACTCTAAATGCCGATAATAATGAGACTGGTATATTTGGCACCTGTATGCTTAAACTTGAGAAGGGTATTACCGTTAATCCGGTCACAGTTACCCTTATGACAAGTTCAATAACAACGGTAGGCTAATCAGAAATGGGATTAACAGCAATAACAACTCCTATCATATCTGGTTTCCTTGGGGGAACTAGAGGCAACTTCACAATCGAAGGTGATTTGGTTGTTAATGGATCTTCCCACTTTAACAAAGAGCTTATTGTAGACGACAACATCATTGATATGCTAATGGGGGCTCAACCAGTAGCAGGTATTACAATCAATAGGCTTCCAATAGTAGGTGCCAACGCTGAGATTATGTGGGTGGAAGCACTAAGCTCGTTTCAGATTGGCCTTGCCGGTAACTTACAGTCTATATGCACTCGTACCGACTCTCTAGATCAGTATGCCATTCCTTTTGGCACTGCCTTTAGTGCTTATGAACACGATGCTACAAAGTTAAATTATAACATTACCACTGGTAGACTTGGAGTTAATGTTCAAACTCCTTCTGACGCTGTTCACGTACTTGGTGATACCCGTATTGAGAATGGAACGCTTAAGGTATGGAATAGTGAAGTAGTACCTGCTAACTCCACCATTGATATCCGTAACTCGGCCTCATTGCTGGGCGGTTCATTTATTGGAATCAATGCTGGTCAAGACCTTTCCATTGTTAATAATGAGAACGCCGATACAGTATTCTTTAATGATGGGGCGGAGACACTTCGTTGTGGAGCAGATAATGTTGTAACCGCTAAGAATAACCTTAAGGTAACTGGAACCACTATAACACTTGGTACTACACAAACAGCTTCCATTGTTGGTTCTAGCCACGAAATTAACCTATACACGGATGGCTCTAAACGTGTTCAGGTAAATGATAGCGAAACACTTATTAATGGACAGCCACTTGTTGTTCTTGGTGGTGGTGCTAATGCTGGTGAACTTAAGCTAAAGAATTCTTCCACCGCTTATGATGGATTCAAGATTATATCTCAAACTGGTGGTAATGGTCTTATTGGCAATAGCGAAGCAGGTAGCATCATATTTGAAACTGGTGTTGCTGGTCTTATTGCTACTATGGATGGCACAACTGGTAATACAAGACTAAAATACGGCCTAGAGCTTGGTGATGTCACCACTGTCAATATAAAGAAGGTCTCCAATGATATGACCTTCACCGATCTTATTGTGACTGGTGGAGTAACACTTTCCACTCTCAATAGCAAGATTGGCCCAAATGCCTATACTGCTAAGTCCGACTTAGTAGTTGGAACTGGAGCGGGTACTTATGCTATCCTTGGTAATGCGCTTGGTGATGGTCTTACTCTACAGACTATTGCCTCTGGTGCCACTGGTCTTGGTTGGGTAAGGCAGTTCTCCCGTAGTGGAAATACCATCTACAACAGTGAACTAGCAAACCTTTATGCTCTTGGCCGTGATACACAGCGTGATGGTGCCTTCTTTACCTTAGAGAATCAGCCTAACTGTATTCTTAGCCTTGGAGCAAGCGGTAAGGTTCTTCTAAACAATAAGGATATGAGTTCTTATGCTTCAGTGGAAAACACTGTTGCTACCGGTGACACAACTTCTGACTTGCTCTTCAATGTTAACAGTTCTGGTGTTAAGAATAGCCTTAAACTAACTGCTGGGGAGATTACTTCTTATGTAGCTAATAGCGTCGCTACCACCCTTAATAGTACCGGTCTTGGTATTGGGGTTGCTCCTTCATATTCTCTCGACATTAAGAATAACACCCCATACGAGACTTATGTCCGTATTGATAGTAC